GATAGACGATTCCCCTAAATTTTGGGCGGGAGCGGCGAAAGCAAATCCGGCATTAGGTCACACCGTACACATCGACAATCTTCGAGCCGTCATGAATGATCCGCCGGATGTAGTCCGTACCGAAGTGCTCTGTCGTTGGGTTCAGACAATCTCAAGCGCAATTCCCGCTGGCGAATGGGCAGAATGCGGATTGGATGATTTCGAAGTCGATCGCGAGAAGACTGTGTGGTTCGGGCTCGATTGTTCACCGGATCGCAGAGATGCGGCTCTCGTACTTGCACAGCAAATCTCGGAAGGCGAATTTTTCGTCAAGCTCTTGCGTACATGGCACAATCCCATTTCACTCGATGACAAAGCCATCGCAAATGACATCGCCGAGCATTTTCAAGAATATCCGGTTGAAGTTATTGCGTACAGCCGCCGAACTTCGAGCGCGATTGCCGCTAGACTTCAGCCAGCCGGAATCCCAATCGCCGATATAGACGGGGCTCTTTACGGTCAATCCTGCGACGAGCTTTTAGGAGCAATCACATCGAAGCGATTGAGACACGGGAATCAACCCGAATTGACGAAACAGATTCTCTCTGCGGCGCGGTTGCCGTTCGGAGATGGTGGCTGGACTATCGGGCGGAGAGCTTCTCAATCGACTGTCTGCGCGACGGTTGCATCTGCGCTTGTCACACACTACGCGACACGCCCAGAGACGGATCTTGACATCATGATCGGTTAGCTGTATCGGATCCGTAAAATTGAGGCATGGGTCTCAAAGATTTCTTTATCACGGCTCCAACGCCTGTCGCTGAAGCGACTGTCGATGCTTCATTGGCTCCGGTCAATGCAATCGATGCAATTGGTGCGCCCTATTTTGCGTATGGTCAAAGTGCTACACGATCCGAAGCGATGGGCGTCCCTGTAATTGCTCGCGCTCGCGGAATCATTTGCTCGACTGTGGCTTCGTTGCCATTGGAAACAAAAGTCAAAGAAACAAATGAAACTGTCGCATCTTTTCGCGTAATCAATCAGCCAGATCCACGAATCACCGGCGCGGAATTCTGGGCGTGGATTGCGGAAGATTTGCTTTTCCGTCCCGCCGCTTATGCGCGTGTCCTTTCGCGTTATGCCGACACGGGAAGAATTCAAGCGATGGAGCGAATTGCACCGGAGCGCGTAGAAGTTCAGACAGATGCACTCGGTACAGAAGTCCTTGCTTATCGTATTGACGGATACTCGATTGATCCATCGGATCTTGTTGTCTTTGGAAATATGCAAGAAGGATTGCTCAATCGCGCTGGTCGTACAGTCCGCGCAGCTCACGCACTTGAAAAGGCTGCATACGATTTTGCTTTGAATCCAATTCCACAGATTGTCTTGTCAAGCAACGGCGTACAGCTTCCAAAAGATCGTGTCGCCACATTAATCAATGCTTTCAAGAATAAAGCGTCAAAGGCTGTCACATTCTTAAACGCAGACATTAAGATGGACACAATCGGATACGATCCAAAGAATCTTCAAATGAACGAAGCGCGTCAATATCTTGCGCTCGAACTTTGTCGTGCAATTGGCTTGCCAGCTTGGTTCGCTTCAGCTGATCCGTCATCGATGACATATTCAAACGCTGTCAATCAGCGTCGTGATTTGATTGACTTCTCAATCCGTCCAATTTTGACAATCATTGAGCAGCGTCTATCGCTCACCGATTTCACTCCGGCTTCACAGTACATTCGTTACGACCTTGATGATTTCTTGCGCGGCAATCCTTACGAAAGAGCGCAAGTGTACGAAATTCTCAACCGCATCGGTGCGATGAGCATCGAGCAGATTCAAGAAGAGGAAGACATAATCGGATGAAGCTAACGACACCAATGACAATCACAGCGGCAGATTCAGAGTCGCGCACAATCACCGGACGCATCGTGGCATTTGAAGAAGCTGCAAACGCATCAACCGGCAAAGTCGTATTTGCAAAAGGCTCAATCGAGCCAAAAGATGTATTGCTCAATCTTGAGCACGATCGCACTCGCAGAATTGGAAAGCCACTTTCGATTTCTTTGTCTGAAGATCAGATGAGCATCAATGCAACCTTTAAGGTCGCAAACACAACAGCGGGCAACGATGCTCTTGTGGAAGCGTCTGAAGGTCTTCGCGATGGCTTCTCAATTGAACTCGCTGTCGATGATTACATCAATGAAAAGAACGGCACAATGCGCGTCTTAGCAGGAGAGCTCACAGGCGTTGCGCTTGTATCAGAGCCGGCAGTTCGATCAGCCCGCGTTGCTGAAGTAGCAGCGACCGAAGGCGAAGAAGATTCTGAATCCGCACCGGATACAGAAGAAACACCAACAACAGAAGGAGACGAAGTGGAAAACACCGTCACAAACGCGGACACCGTCGAGACGGTAGAAGCCGCACAGTCAGTAACAGCGTCAGCAAAGTCTGTCGCTTACTCAAAGCCACGCATCGAGCTCACAGCTGCAAAGTATCTTGAAAACAAGATCATGGCAGCGATGGGCGACGAGAATGCGCGTCAGTATGTCCTTGCAGCTGACAACACAACAGACAACGCTGGTCTTGTACCAACTCGTCAGCTAAGCGAAGTTATCAACGGACTTTCAACAACTGTCCGTCCATCAATCGATGCAATCTCACGCGGCACACTTCCAGACGCCGGTATGACTTTCGAGATTCCAAAGATCACAGTTGCTCCAGCAGTAGGCACAATTGCTGAAGATGGAGAATTCACAAATACAGATCAGAATTCTGCATTTGTCTCAGTCGATGTGAAGAAGTTCGCCGGTCAGCAAAAGTTTTCAGTTGAATTGCTCCAGCGCACAAGTCCGTTGTTCTTCAACGAGCTTCTTTCAAATATGGTCGCGGCGATGGCTAAGCAACAGGACACTTACACAAACAGCGTTCTTGTAGCTGGTGCAACAGCAGACGGCACAGGAATCACAACATATCCAACAGCTGCAGAGCTTCTCGCCTTTATTGGTCGCGGTGCTGCATCTGTCTATGCTGCAACAGCTGGACTTGCAAATCCATTTGCTCGCAACATCTTGGTGAATACTTCACAATGGAGCAACTTGATGTCACTCAACGACAGCGGACGCCCTATCTACAACGAAGTAACAAACCCATTCAATCAGCCGGGTCTCGCGACTCCAACATCACTTCGCGGTCGTGTTGCAGGTCTTGATCTCTATGTCACAGCCAACACAGCTGCCACAACAGACACAGATGATTCAATCATGATCATCAACCCAGACGCGTACACATGGTACGAGTCACCTTCGTATCAGCTTCGTGCTGAATCAACAGCGGACGGAAGCATCACAGTCGGCGTGTACTCATTTGGCGCAGTCGCGACAAAGATTGCAGCTGGCGCGTTCGGCGTAAACAAGTCGTAATTACGACACATCAATCATGAGGCGGTTCGCTCCCGAGTCGCCTCAGCAGTAGAAAGGGAAGAGCTCATGTCACTTGTCACTCCGTCCGAACTTCGTTCGGTGCTAGGCGTGAGCTCTTCTCTCTACAATGACGCATATCTTCAAAAGATTATCGACACAAGCGAGCTTGTCATTTTGCCGCTTCTCGTTTCATATTCTTCAGCGGTTACAGATCGCCGCATCGCTTCAAATGTCGCCACATTGACAACAAACACTCCACACAATTACATCGTGGGATCAAGTGTTGTCGTCTCAAGCGTGGACGCGACATTCAATGGCACTTACACAGTCACAGCTGTAGGCGGTCAATACGAGTTCTCATACGCGAAAACAAACGCGGATATTGCCATGAATGCGGTCATTCCTCATGGCGTCACTTATCTTTCCGGCTACGATGCAGCGACAATCTACGCAAGCAATCCAGCCGTGTACGAAGCAATCATCGTCGTCTCTGTAGAAGTCTTCCAATCAATCACAGCTGCCGGCGGACAAATCGAAGGCGTTGATTTTCAAGTGACGCCTTATCGCATGGGACGCTCACTTCTCAATCGTGTCATTGGCATTCTCGGCAAGTCTTTGGATACCGGAGCGATGCTGGCATGACGGCTTCATCAATCGCGGTCAATGTACGAGGCGCAATTAAGACAGCAATTGCTGGCGTAGCTGCGAACACTTATGACTCCGTACCCGAAGCACCAATCGTGCCATTTGCTGCGGTCGTGCCTAACACTCCATACCTTGAAGCCAATCTCATCGGGACTTCAACCCGAGTTCGCGTCAATCTTGTCATTACCGTCGGAGTCGCTATGTACTCCAACGCATCAGCTCTCGACAATATCGAGAAGCTAATCATGAGCATTCTGGCGGTTATTCCGTCAGGTTACACCGTGGGAAGCGTGTCAAATCCTGTCCCAATGACGATCGGAGCTTCGGAAATTCTGATGTCCGAGATCGAACTCTCAACACAATACACACAAACTAACTAGGAGCAATTATGGCAACGACCGTCATCACAGGACGCGATCTCGCATTGACGATCGCGACCGTAAGCTACGACGCACAAGCATCTACAGTCTCACTTGAAGCCGACCATGTTATCGAGACATATCAGACTCTCGATGGTCGCGCATACAAGGCAATCGACGATTCATGGATGCTCAATGTTGAAATGCTCGCAGACTGGGGAGCAAGCGGATCACTCTGCGAAGCTCTATGGACAGCGACAGAATCAGCACCAAACACAACTTTGGCAGTATCGCTCACAGCCGTAACTGGCGCGGTATTCGCTTGCAATATCTTGCCGACATTCCCATCCGTCGGCGGTTCAGCACCGGACGCACAAACTGTGTCATTATCATTTCAGGTCGTCGGTACACCTACCGAGACATTTAGCGCGTAAAGATAGGAAATCGGGAGCATGAAAACAGGAATCACAATTACATACTTTTCAGGGGAATCGGAATCGTTCACGGCTTCGACACCGGAATTCGTAAAGTGGGAAAGAAAGACAGGCTTGAAGGTTACACAGCTCGGCGAAAATGTCGGACTCGATGATCTTCTATTCCTAGCGTATAACGCAAAGAAAAGAGAGCTTGCCGGACAACCTATTAAGCCATACGAGATTTGGTGCGATACCGTGGACGAGATTCGATCTGAAGAGGCTGATAGCCCAAAAGCTACGCCGTCGGAAGCCTAAATCGCGTCATCGTTGAACTGGCGTTAGCGACAGGGATACCGATGAAAGAATGGGAAACGGCGGAGCAGATATACACCGCAATCGAGATTTTGGAGAAAAGGAATGGCAAGTAAGCAAGGGACATTTGCCATTCAAGTCGAGCCGGCAGCTCTCAAAAATCTGATTCAAACTCTGAACTTGCTGGACAAAGAAACACAAAATGAAGTTCGTGATGCTGCCTATCCGCTTTCTCAAAGACTTGCGGGTCAGCTTCTCATGTTCAGCCAATCCGCTCCATCGCCACAAACGAAGCTAGTGGCTCAAACAATCACAGCCAAAAGAGATCGTCTCATCCGCGTGGATGTAGGTGGCTCAAAGAAGGTTGGTCGCAAGTACGGCGGAGAGCAATCAAAGTCTGGCAAAGGCGCAAAAGTTCGCCAGCAATCCGCGCCAGCCGGTGCGCTTCTCTGGGGAACAGAATACGGATCTGGTAAAGGCACAGACTCAATCGGTCGAGCCTACACAAACCGATTCAAGGCAGCTCGTAACAAGCGCGGATATTGGATTAATCCGGCGGTTGATTACTACACTCCAATAGTTGCAAAAGAGTACATCGATATAATTCAGGCAATCATTCGAAAGGTAGGGCTCGACTAATGGCGGGAATTCCAAAAGTCAAGATTACCTTTGATGCGGATTTTGATGAATTAAAGCGCGGAGTCAAAGGCGCGGAAGCTGAAGTTCAAGGCTTTGGCGATAAGGTCGGAAAGTTCGGCAAGATGGCGGGAGCGGCTTTTGCCGTTGCTGGCGCAGCTGCACTTGCTTACGCTGGCGTACTTCTCAAGCAAGGCGTTGAATCTGCCATCGCAGATGAGCAAGCTCAAGCAAAGCTCGCCACTACATTACAAAATGTTACAGGAGCGACAGACGCTCAAATCGCAGCGGTTGAAAAGCAAATTCTCAACACTTCACTTCTCACAGGATTAACGGACGACGAGCTACGACCTAGCTTCGAACGACTTGTCCGCGCCACAAAGGATTCAGATCAGGCTCTCAAGCTCCAATCGATTGCCGTCGATGTGGCGGCGGGCAGCGGAAAATCTCTTGAAGCGGTTACCAATGCGATGGCAAAAGCGGCGGAAGGTAATACAGCTTCTCTTGCAAAGCTAGGCGTTGGACTTACTTCGGCACAGCTCAAGACGATGTCGATGGATGAAATCACAAAGCAACTTGGCGACACCTTTGCAAATCAAGCAGCTGTCAAAGCCGACACATTCGCCGGCAAGATGGCTCGTCTCAAAGTAGCAATCGACGAAGGCAAAGAGACAATCGGTTCATTTGTACTCGACGCATTGACTCCATTGATTGACACCGTTGTGAATACAGTTATTCCCGCAGTATCAGGATTCATCGATTCAATCGGTGGAAAAGAAGGCTTGACATCTGTATTCACACAATACATCGATGCAGCAAAAGCCATTTTTATTCCAATCCTCGAAGGTCTCAAATTTGCTTTTGACCAAATCAAGAATGCGGTTGTGGATAACAAAGGCAACTTTGAAGCTCTCTTTAAATTCTTGAAAGACTATGTCGCGCCGTTTATGGGCGGAGTGTTCAAGTTAGCAATTCAGGGAATCGGTATCGCTCTCGGAGTTGTCATCAATGTCGTCGGTGATCTCATTGGCGGCTTTCAAACACTTTTTGGCTGGATTGGCAAAGTCATCGACAAAATCACAGCCATGATAAATCTTGTACGCAACAACGCAGCCGTGCGCGGTATCGCTGGACTTATCGATTCAGCGTTCGGCGGCTTCCGCGCAGCGGGTGGCTCTGTCACAGCTGGAAAGTCTTATGTCGTGGGCGAGCAAGGTGCGGAAATGTTCGTCCCGAGCTCAAACGGCACAATCGTCCCGAACGGCGGAATGGGCGGCGGGACAATCAATATCACCGTGAACGGCGCAATTGACGCTGAAGGTACAGCCCGAACAATCGTCGATGTACTTAATCGCTCAAATGCCCGTGGCACTCTCGGCGCGAATCGGTTTGCTTTCGCATGAGCCTATGGACTCCGACATGGAGCATCGACATCGATGGCGTTGAGTACAAGAATGTAACGCTGGCAAATCTTACAATCGGCTCTGGGCGTACAGACATCTACACGCAAGCCATCGCCGGATATTGCAATCTCACACTCATAAATCTTGACGATTCAAATATCACAGCCGGAATCAATTCAGCCGTGACCATCTATATCGACGACTCCAATGGTGATCCGGTAGCAATCTTTGGCGGCTCAATCACAGACTTGATTGTGGGCGTTCAATCTGGCGGGTCTATTGGAGTGACTCAAACAATCTCCATCGTGGCTCTGGGAGCCCTTGCAAGGCTTCCAAAGGTACTCACCGAAGGAGTCTTGAGCAAAGACTTGGACGGCGTACAGATTGAAGAGATTCTCTCTCAAGCTCTTTTCTCTCGCTGGAATCAAGTGCCAGCCGCGGAAACTTGGAATAGTGTCAATCCGACTCTTACTTGGAATCAGGCTTACAACAGCGGACTGGGAGAGATTGACGCTGGCAACTATGAGCTTGCAGAGCGTTCAGCCGATGTCACGGATATTTATTCTCTTGTCTCGGCTTTGGCTACTTCCGGACTTGGATACTTGTACGAGAATTCAGCTGGTCAAATCAGCTACGCGGACAGCACACACCGAACTCAATATCTCGCGGCGAATGGGTATGTCAATCTTTCAGCCAATGACGCTTTTGCCAGCGGACTTCAAACAGCCGTCCGCGCTGGCGATGTCCGAAATTATGTGACAGTAACTTACAAAAACGGACAACAAGTCACGGAATCAGATGCGGAATCTATTGCGCTATATGGCACATTGGCTCAAAATATTACGACAAGCCTTGAAAACGGAGCGGATGCGACTTCACAAGCTGAATTCTATTTGACCCTGCGAGCCTTGCCGCAAGCCAATTTCAATCAAATCTCATTCCCGCTTGGATCTCCCGAAATTGACGATTCAGATCGTGACAATCTTTTGGCTGTCTTTATGGGAATGCCGGTCAATATCTCCGACTTACCTTTAAATATGGGCTCCAATTTTCAAGGCTTTGTGGAAGGCTGGCAATTTCAAGCTGGCATCAATTCGCTGACTGTCTCGCTGTATGTCACTCCGGTGTCATATTCACTTCAGGCATTTACATGGAGCGATGTGCCTGTCGTCGAGACTTGGAACACGATCGAACCTACACTTGACTGGTTGAACGCAACCGTCGTCGCATAAGGAGAAGAAATGGCAACAACGACAACGAACTACGGATGGGACATTCCTCAATCCACAGATCTAGTCAAAGACGGCGCGACAGCAATCGCGACTCTAGGACAAGACATTGACACCGCTTTCGTCGATCTCAAAGGCGGGACAACCGGACAAGTGCTTTCAAAGGCATCCGGTACAGATCTCGACTTCACATGGGTTGAACAAGACGACACAACACTTTCATTCAATGCGCAGACTGGCACGACATACACACTCGTAGCTTCAGACAGCGCAAAGCTCGTCACAACTTCAAACGCTTCAGCTGTGACTGTAACGATTCCACCATCTGTCTTTTCAGCTGGCAATCAAATCAATGTGCAATCAATTGGAGTTGGATTGACTTCATTTGCTGCGGGTGCTGGCGTGACAATTACTTCAACCGGAGCGACGGCAGCTGCGCCGGTATTGAGAGCCCGTTACTCGGCTTGCACAATTATTTGCACGGGAAGCAACACATTCACCGTGATTGGCGACATCGCATAGTCATGGGAATTTTAGGAATTTACGCGGCGCAAAATTATCCGAGAAGTTTCAGTCTCGATTATCTTGTCGTAGCTGGTGGCGGTGCTGGCGGTGGATCGTACGCATACGATGAATGGGGCGAAGGCGGCGGCGGAGCCGGTGGTCTGCGTTGCACAGTAACGGCAACCGGTGGCGGTGGAACTTTAGAATCAGCGGTAACAATCAACGCTGGAACAAGCTACACGGTCACAGTTGGAGCTGGCGGAGCCGGTGGAAGTCAAAGAGGCGGAAACGGCTCAAATTCTGTATTTAATACAATCACTTCAACCGGTGGCGGTGGCGGTGGTGGTCACGACCAAATCAATGCGAATTCAGGCGGTTCAGGCGGTGGCGGTGCTGGCGGTAGTGGATCAGCTGGAAGCGGTACAGCGAATCAAGGTTATGGCGGCGGAGCCGGTACTACTAACCGCGGCGGTGGCGGTGGTGGAGCTAATGCAGTTGGACAAGCTGCCGGAACAAACGGCGGAAACGGTGGAAATGGCGTGGCAACAAGCATCACCGGATCTTCAGTCACTTATGGTGGTGGCGGTGGCGGTGGCGTTTACAACAGCGGAACTCCTGGAAGCGGTGGAACTGGCGGCGGCGGAGCCGGCGCATTTAAGGACAACGGCGTGGCTGGAACAGCTAACACCGGTGGCGGTGGCGGTGGTTCGGGTAACTCTGTCACTCCGGCAAAGAACGGCGGAAACGGCGGTTCAGGAGTTGTTGTTCTTCGTTATCCAGATTCAAAGACAATCACGATTGGAGCAGGGCTTACAGGTTCAACAGCTGCGCCATCGGGCGGATACAAAGTTACAACAATTACAGCTGGAACTGGAAATGTGAGCTGGTAAAGATGGCACATTACGCATTCATAGATGAAAACAATATTGTCACCGAAGTCATTGTCGGAATTGATGAAAACGAATTAATCGAAGGCAAGGACACAGAGACTTGGTACGGAGATTTCAGGAATCAAAAGTGTCTGCGCACTTCATACAATTCGACAATTCGCGGAAATTATGCGGGAGTCGGATATTTATATTTAACAAATGAAGATTTATTTATGCCGCCAAAATGTCACGATGAAGCAATTGTGAATGTTGAAACGGCAAAGTGGACATGCACGAATGGAGATCATAATGTCATTTCCTAATGGAACAGCTGCGCTCGCTTTGGAGATTGCAAAAGCCGAAATTGGCACAATTGAAGAAGGCGACAATCTAACGAAGTACGGCGAATTTACAAAGGCGAACGGGTTGCCGTGGTGCGGTTCATTTTGCAATTGGGTACTTGCGCAAGCTGGCGTCAAGGTTCACTCGGTTGTCTCCACAGCTGTGGGAGCTCACAAGTTTAAGGAAATCTCACGATGGAGCGAGACACCGGCAATTGGTGATCTTGCATTTATGGACTTTCCACACGACGGAATCGACCGGATTTCACATGTGGGAATCGTCGCGGCAATCGATGGCAAGTCGGTAGTTACCATCGAAGGCAATACATCCGGAAGCGGCGATCAACGCAACGGCGGAATGGTGATGGTCAAAACACGCACAATCGGAAAAGAGATTGTCGGCTTTGGTCGTCCGAAGTATGTCCCGTACAAGGGTGAATATCCTGTCGTAGCGGCTGAAGCTCCAAAGAAGTCCATTCTCAAGAAGGAGAAGAAAAAGTGAATCAATACAAAGCAATCGCGGCATCATGGGCGCGTTCATTCATGGCAGCTTCTATCGCCGTGTACATGTCCGGCAACACAGATTTGAAGGCAATCGGTTCGGCTGGATTGGCTGCGGTCTTGCCGGTCATTCTGCGCTGGCTTAACCCTAACGACACAGCTTTCGGATCAAAGGGGAAGTGATTCGGAAACTACTTCGGGCAGCCTTAGCGACGGGTCTTTTGCTGGGGCTGTCTGGATGTAGTCAATATCAAGGTTGGACAAGATATGACTGTCAGTTATACGAGAACTGGGAAAAAGCTGAATGCAATCCGCCAGAATGTTATGTTCAAGGAATCTGCACTCAAGACATACTTGGAGAAGACATCCATGACAAAGCCACATCGACGCCTATCGAATGAACAACTCAAGGCGCGGTTGATTGTATTCATCGGCGTCTGTCTTGCTTTGGTTTTCGCTATCTCGGTGCTGGGAATGCTTTACGCGCTCATATTTGTCACACAGCCGATTGGTGCTCAAGCTCCGAATGACAAGGCTTTCATCGACATATTGACAACACTCACGGTGTTCTTGACCGGTGCTCTGGGATCTGTATTGGCGTCTAACGGACTCAAAGACAAGCCAAAAGAGCCAGCCGACACGCCCAAAGACACGCGGGAATCTTGACCTTGTCGGACTCTTGCTTCACTCTTTAGGCAGGGAGCGAAGTTCAGTAGCTCTCTAGATCGGGAGCAAAGATGTACACAATTCAGGAAGTAGCCATGTGGATGCTAATTAGCGTCGCCATTGGCTTTGCAGCCGGATACACAGCCGGACTCAAGGAAGGCAAGCGCGAAGGATTTATTCGCGGCAAGATCGCAGCTCGCAAGAATATGGAAGTCCGATAAATGGGATTCTTAGATAATTACGAGACCGTCAATCAAAAGGTGAAGCGACTCCACGCCACCTTTCCGACTAACCGCATCGAGACGGCAATCATCGATTGGCAACCCGAGAAGGGATTCATCCTCATTGAGTGCAAGATTTACCGTCATTACGAAGACGAGAAGCCAGCGGCTATTGATTACGCTCACGGCATGGTTGGGGCTTACAACGCACAGATGAAGCGTTGGTATGTAGAAGACACAGTCAGCTCTGCAATTGGTCGATGTGCGTCGGTTGTACTCGGTACAGACGAAAAGCCATCGCGTGAGAATATGGAGCAAGTCGAGCATTTGCCAAAAGCATTTGTCGATGAAGATCCATGGTCAAAGCCAATTTGGGAAGAAGGCTTCACAACAGCAAAGACAGCCGTTGAAGAGATTCAGTCACAGCTGGGCGGAGAGATTCAAGCTGAATCACCAATCTGCGCACATGGTCACATGATCTTCAAAGAAGGCGAAAAGAACGGCAAAGCATGGGCTGGATACATGTGTACCGAAAAGACAAAGGCAAGCCAATGCTCACCGATTTGGCTTGTACTCGGTAGCGATGGCAAATGGAAGCAGCGTGTGTAATGGGCGCGCTATATATCCAGAAGCCAAACGGGGAAGCAATCACAATTCTTGAGGACGGGACAGAGCTGCGCGAGCAGATGCCGCTCGAAATCGATTGGTGCGACAAGTGCCAGCGATGGCAGCCATTGACCGGCGGGTACATGGTAAAGAGCGACGGTCTCGCGTTGATATGGCTTTGTGAGGCTTGCAAGTGAAAATGAAAATCTCGCACGAGGACGAATGGACAGCTGCGAAAGTAGCCATTGAACGAGTCGAAGAGATTGAAGGCAAGCCAGATCATGTTTCGCGATATAACAAGAACTTGTCATTTCATGACTATATCTGCGAGATTGCCGAATCCGTTGGAGCTGAAATCGCAGTCGCCAAATACTTTGGAATAGCGGACTTTAATCCACGCAATTCACGATTTAAGCGCACGGCAGATGTGGGCTCAATCATCGAAGTCAAATGGACAAAGTACGATCAAGGCAGTCTCATCATTTACGACGGAGATCGCAGTACAGACATCGCAATCCTTGTCACGGGCAAAAGCCCGAACTATGTGCTCAAGGGCTGGATTCCGGTAGCAATTGCTAAGAATCAAAAGTGGCGCAGACGCGACCAACCGACCTATTGGGTGGAGCAGTACAACTTGCATCCAATTGAGAATTTGAGAAGGAGCAGTCATGGAGAAGCTACGCTTCCAATGCAGGGTTGAAAAGAAGGTCACAAATCACGCAGTCTTTGAGAACGAAGTGCCATTGGGCGATGATGTTGTGATGGTTCAATGCTTGAGCTGTGGAGTCATGGGAATCAATCAAAAGGCGGATGCCCGTGGCTGAATACGACTTTCGATGTGAAGTGTGCGCAAAGACAAAGACAGTCAGCCGGTCGATGGATGACCAAATGGCGCGTGATCCATACTGTGACGGATGCACGATTCCAATGTCGAGAATATGGACAGCCAACCCGATTCATTTCAAAGGTAAAGGATGGGGACATCAATGAAGATTGGTTCACTTTGTACGGGATACGGTGGACTCGATCTTGCAGTTGAAGAATTCTTCAATGCTCGAACAGTATGGACATCGGACACAGATAAGTCAGCGTCAAAGGTGATTGAGCAGAGATTCAATGTGCCTAATCTGGGTGATCTTAAATTGATTGATTGGTCAAAGGTTGAGCCAATTGACATCATGACAGCCGGCTATCCATGCCAGCCATTTAGCCATGCAGGAGAGAGAAAAGGATTTGAAGATGAACGACATATCTGGCCGCATATCAAAGAAGCAATTAGCATTTTACGACCGAAATATGTCGTGCTGGAAAATGTCCGAGGACATCTCACACTCGGATTCGATTCGGTTCTTGGAGATCTTGCCGAAATCGGGTATGACGCAAGATGGGCAATTGTACGAGCTTCAGACATCGGAGCTCCGCACAAAAGGGAAAGACTCTTCGTTGTTGCCTACTCCAACGGTTATGCACACGCGGAATCACGACGAGCCGATCGAAGTATTTATGGCGAGACAAGCGAGATCATCGACGGGTCAGATAGGCATGAGCACGGGTGTAGCTGTCAGGTTATTAGCTACTCCGACGACCAATATCAGCCACACGACGGGCAAATGTCGAAATTGGGGCGCGGACTTACTCCACGATGTCAAATGCACTTGCAAAGTGCGCCGGATGCATTGGATCAGGACGGAAAATTGAATTCCAAATTTGTTGAATACATGATGGGATTACCGGTTGGATGGGTTACAGATGCAGGATTGTCTCGGGCTCAAGAATTGAAAATGCTTGGTAATGGAGTCGTCCCACAGCAAGCACATTTCGCATTGGAAAGATTGTTCGCCTGTGGATAACCTGTGGACAACACGCCGAGAGCCCGTTCAATCTCCTGTGGATAACTCGATGGATTTGACACTCATGCTACCGTCCAGCTCTGCAAGCGAGCGCGTGTGCGCGTGTAGCTCGCTAAGGAGACTGGCGGTTGTGGGGATTCTATGCTTATTCCTAAGCTCGATGGTCTTACAGATGCAACCCGCACAAGCTACAAGCACAGATCAATACAAGTTGTATGCACACTCAAGGCTAATCAATGAAGAGCAGTACAAATGCTTCTCTAGGATTATCTATAAAGAATCACGATGGAATCCATTAGCTAAGAACGGCAGTCACTTCGGATTAGGTCAGATGCGTTCACAGCACTATCGCAACCTAGATCCATACAGACAGATAGACGCCACAATCAAGTACATCAATCATCGATATGGTTCAATGTGTAATGCGTGGAGATTCCATATGAAGAAGGGTCATTACTAATGACGCTACATTCACAGCGTAAGAGCAACTCAACTCAATGGAAGAAGCTGCGCTTGAGGATACTCTCAAGAGATGGTCGAGAGTGTCATTGGTGCGGTATGGATGCCACAACTGTGGATCACATCATTCCTGTGGCTAAGGGTGGTAGCGATGACCCAGAGAATCTTGTAGCTGCATGCAGACGATGTAACTTCTCGAAGCAAGACAAGATGCCAGATGAGTTCATGTTGAGAAAGGCGGGTCTTTTTTCTAAGGCTGATTCCACCGCCAGTTGAACTTATAGTTGAAAAAACAGAATTAGCTCCTGAACCACCAACGGCTGTTGTGTTAGTTCCACCGCTTGCACCACCAGCACCGACTGTAACCGTCAGATTTGTTGTGAGTTGGCATTGTAAAGTGCCTGTTCGATAACCACCTG